TGCGGTCGCGCCAACGCGCCCACTGCGCCGCCATCGGGTGCGTGGCGTCGGGCGCGACGATCGCCAGGGCTTTCGGCGGCTGGCGTTCCACCGGCGGCGCAGGAAGTGACGGCGCGGGGGCCGTCACACCCATCTCAGCGAGCTCTTCGTCCAGGGTCATTGCAGCCCGCTCGCCTCCGCCTCGAATTGAAATTTGCCCAGCCGTCCGCCGGTCGGGCCGGAATTGCCTGCGATGCGCACCCGCGCGATCCGGGCGTCGCCCATGAAGCTGCACTTCGCCTGACCGGGCGTCAGCGTGAACGGGCCCTTCGTCCGCTCGGGATAGGCGGCCGACACCTGCGGATAGGCGCGCAGGAAGACCGTGAGCTGCACCGCACCGACCTGGCCCTGCAGGTCCGGCCAGACGCCTTTGATGATGAACCGCTGGTCGGCGTTGCCGAGATACTGGCCACCGCTCTCAAAGAACCAGGCGTAGGCCGCGCCATCGGCGGTCTTGCCCTTCTCATGATAGTAGGCCGCACCTTCGGCCGAGACGCCGATGGGATAGGGGGCAGGGCTCCCGGCATGGAAGGCGGTGCGGTCGAAGGTCCCGTGCAGCCATGTGCCGCCGACCGTCGACACGCCGACGTAGCGGCTGACCTCGGTTCCATCGCGTGCATCGGGATAGAACCACCAGACCTCGCCGAATTGCGTGATCTGAGCCGCGACGATCTTGTCCTTCTGGCCGGGCGCCAGATTCGTCAGGACGTCCTGGCCAATGTGCGTGGTCATGAGCTGCGGCTCGCCGTTTAGCGCGCAGGACCAGTAGTTGCCGTCGGGGGCCATCCACATGGCCGTCTGGCTGACGATCTGGAAGGCGTTCGGTCCGATCAGCCCGCAGCTCTCGCCGCACTTCGTGAAGCGCCAGGTCTGTCCGGGATCGCCGATGAACTGCCCCTGCCAGACGCAGGTGTCGCTCCAGACGAACATGAAGTCGCCGACCATCGCCGCGGCCACGAGGTAGCCGCCGCCCTCGAGCGTTTCCTCCCAGGCATTGTTGCTGGTGGTCGGAAACCAGTCCGTCGGGTCCTCCAGATCGGAGCCGCGGATGTTCATCGGGTTGTAGACGCCACTTAGGGCTTGATTGCAGCCGATAGCCACGACGTCGCGCTGCGGCGTCACAAGGGCGTAGTTCACCTTGGCCGGGGCGTTCAGGAGCGGCGCCGCCGGCGTTCCGGTGTTGTTGTTCCACTGGTAGATCGTGCCCCCGCGCGGGCAGGCGATGAGGCTTTGTCCGTAGTTGTCCTGCGACCAGGTCGCGGGGAAATAGTTGGCCGTCGAGGGCTGCGAGTAGCCGCCGGTACCATAGCCGCCGGTCCCGAAGCCTGCGCCGCCCGTGCCGTCTACGGCGCCAGCCGCGAATGCGCGCTGAGGCGTCACCACCGCGGCCGAGCCGCCGCCCGAGCCATTGCCGGTCGCACTTGATCCGGCGTTGAAGCTCCAGGTGTCCTGCGTCACCGCCGTCACCGCGAAGGTGCCGTTGGGCGTCAGTCCGTTGACCAAGGTGACGCCGCTCAGCGTGTTGCTGTCCCCGACCACGAAGGGATGCCCTGCCTGGGAGACGACGACGGTCGGAGACCCGCTGGAAGTGGTCAGGGGGTTCGCGTTCAACGCCGCTGGCGGCAGCGCCAGCACTGGCGTGATGTCGTAGAGCACGCCGCTCAGGAAGAGCTGCAGGTGCGAGTGCGTGCCGAAGGCGACGTTCAGCGTGCCGGTGGGGTCGGCCCACGGCTGGATCGAGCGGCAGACCCCGGAGAGGGGTGTGGCGACGAAGCTCTCCCAGCCACCGATCGGCTGAGGTTGGCCGCCCCAGAAGCGCGCCTTGTCCATGTCGATCCAGCCCGGCGCCGCTCCCGAGAGGCTGGGCATCGGATGCACCACGAAGGCCGTATCGATCGTGTTGAGGCCCGGGCCGATGGCGAGCGGGACCATCATGACGGTGCGCCCCGGCTGGCTAGGAAGGCCTGCCAGGCCTGCCACTCTTCGGCGTTCAAGGCGCAGTGGCCCTTGCCGAGCAGGAAGTCGATCACCGCGGCGAGCTCGGGCGCCCACGGGCGGCCCTTGATCACGCCGAGGCCGACGCGCGCAGAGAGCGTCATCCGCGCATCCCCCATTAGGATGGCGTTTGCGAGCTGATCGAGGGCGATGGCCCATTGGAGCGGTCCGCGCTTCATGCCGGCGGCGTCCCCGCCAGGATCAGCGCGGCACGGTCGGCGGTCAGGAGGCCGGCCGTCACCAGGGCGTCTATGCCGCCGATAGTCTTCGGATCGTCGAGGTGGACCTCGTTCACGCGGATCAGCAGGTCGAGCCAGACGTAGAGTGCGCCATTCGACTGCGCCGCGGCGCGGATGGCGATCCGCTCGTCCGACGTGAACAGAAGCAGGAAGTCGTAGTCGCTGAGGAGGGTCGGCGTCGGCGCAGGCGGATCGGCGACCGGCAGGAAGCCTGTGTCCGCGTACCCGAGCTGCTCCAGTGCCGCCGGATCGAGGGCCGCTGGCAGATTGGCCAGCGAGCCATCGTCGAGCCCCACGAGATCGGCAGGAAGTGCGGCCGGAGCGCCGACATGAGCACCGGTGCTGAGCTGCACGCGTTGGTAGCTCATCCGTAGTTCCCCGCGATGATGATGATGCTGACGGCCCCGCCGCCCGCGAAGCCGCCGCACGTGCCCCCGCCGGTCGTGCCGGGCGTGCCACCGCTGTCCGTCCGACCGAGGGGCGCGGCGCCCGCGCTCCCCTGCACGACAAACTGCTCGCCATGGGAGGTGAGGGTGTAGAGATCGCCCAGCATGTCGGTGAACCCGGCGCAGCCGCCGCCACCGCCGCCGGAGGCGCTCCCGGCGCCTCCGCTGCCGCCGAACTGACCCGCCGTGCCGGCCTGGTTCGCGGCCGAGCCGCCCGCGCCCCCCGTCCGGTTGATGTCGCCACCGGTCGCGATGCCGCCGACCCCGGAGCCCTTGCCGCCGCCCGCCACCAGCATCCGGCCGCCCACCTGGACGATGGTGTCGGACCCATCCGCCTGCGCGGTTCCGACGTTCTGGCTCGTGGTGACGCTGAAGATCTCGTTGCCCTGGAGCGACACCGCCGCGAACAGCGCCGAGCCGCCGCCCCCGCCGTTGCCGCCGGAAGGTCCGCAGCCGCCGGACCCGACAATGAAGATCAGGGCCGTACCCTGGATGCCGGGCTGCCAGGTCGTCGTGATGATTCCGCTCGCGCTACTGAACTTCTTCGCGGCAAGCGGCAGCGGGACCGCCTTGGCCTTCAGGTACGCAGTCGCAATCTGACGACGCCCGATCCCCGAGCGTCCGCCGATGCTCTTGCTGGCAAGGCTGCGGCTCATCAGAGGTCTTCGCAGGCGGCGTCGAAGACGATCCCGCTGGCCAGAGCCACGCCGATACCGACCCAGAGGGTGTCGCCGGCGGCTACGCGCAGAGGGGTCGTCTCGGTGTACTCGAACGACGTCGGCAACGCCTGCGTCGTCTGGGCCATGGTGTAGGCGGCCATGAGCGCCGTTGTGAGCAGGTACATCGTCGTGCCGTTGTCGGGCGAACGGAAGAGCTGCAGCTGCGTCGCCGTCACCGTCGCCCGTGGGATGGCGCGGAGGCTGTAGAGCAGAGAGCCGCTGGCTCCCGGCGTCAGCAGCTTCACCGCGTTGGTGCTGTCGTTGTAGGTGGTCTTCGCCGCGGTGCAGACCGCGTCGGCGGTACGGAGCCCCTGCGGCGTGACGATCGAGTTGGACGTGCTCACGAAGGGCTCCTACAGGACGCTCGCGAAGGCGATGGATTGGGCGAGAAGCGCGGCGGCGCGCGCGGCCTGGTCGGTCGCGTAGTCGGTGATCGCCGCTGTGGTGATAGCGCTCCAGCCGGCGACCGTGCCGTTGGTGGAGAGGAACTTCCCGGCGTTGCCGCCCTGCCCCGGCAGGGTGCCCCCCATGGTCGCCCAAGCGGTGTCGTCGACGTACTTCTTCGTCGCCGCCTGAAGGTCGGCGGTGGGTGCGCCGCCGAGCGTGACCGAGGCGACGTTGGTCAGCGCCTTGCCGCCGAAGTCCGTGTTCAGCAGGCGCGCGAAGTTCGTAGCGTCGCCCACGACGAAGCACACCTCGCCGGCGTGGATGGTCGCCACGCCGGCGCCGCAGCCCACGGTCACATCGCCGCTGGCGCCATTGCGCACGAGGTAGATCTTCTCGACGGCCGGCGCAGTGATGGCCCCACCGGTCCCGCCGGTGATGTCCAGGAACATGCAGCGCGCTTCGTCCGACGCCCCGTTCGCCGAGGTCAGCGTCTTGGACCCGGAGAGCGTGAAGGCCACGCGCTTCGCCAGCGCGTCCTCGAGGAGCTGGAAGACGGCCGCGTTGAGGTTCGTGCCCCAGGTGTTGATGTTCTCCCCTGGGGCCTGGAGGTTCAGGCGGAAGCGGAGCGAGTAGGTGGAGGGCATTAGAGGTGCGCCCCCACGCTGATCGGGAACCAGTTGGCGCCGTCGCTGAGCACCACCTGGCCAAGCGCCTCGTGGAAGGCGATGCAGCCCGGCCAATCCGAGGCTACGGGAAGAGCGGCAGTGGTCGCGTAGCGAACCAGCGCCGAGGGCCGGCCCGGCCTGTCCGTCACCAGCCGCTCGATGGCGGCGGCGGCTCGGCCCCACCAGGAGGGCGTGCCCGGCTCGACGGCGAGCTTAGGCATAGGCCCGCACTCCCGCGCTGAGCCGCCGGGCCGTCTCGCCGCTCAGCTTGGTGAGAGCATCGGAGATCTCGCCCTGCGCAAGGCTGGCGCCCGTCTCGTCCTTGAACTGGCCGCGGTAGAGGGTGAACTTCGCTCGCGCGGTGATCAGGTCATAGCCCTGAACCGTCCAGGCGTTGCTGTCCGTGTCGTTGGTCAGCGTCGAGAGATCGACGATCCCAACGAAGGTCAGCGGGTAGGCAAGGTTCGGCGTCGGGTACATGCGGATCTGGTCGCCGGTCTCGGCGTAGTCGATCGGCTGGCCCGACGAGGTCACCGCCGCGAGCTCGTCGATCCTGACGAGGGAGCGCTCGTTCAGCCTGCGCGGCTGGCCGCCGACGGAAACCGTGACCCGGTCCACCACCCGCATGCCCGTGGGCTTGGCGGCGTATTGGTTGCCGATGACGCAGGCGGAGGTCTTGGTCCCCTCGTTGAACCAGAAGCGCTTGTCGGCGAAGTACTCAATCGCCTGGGCGATGTGCAGGGCGAGCTGCGCGCTCAGCACGTCCGAGAGATCGTCGCGGACGGTCTCCGTAATGATCCGGGTCTTGAGGTCGCCGTACGTCGCCAAGATCGGCCCCCGGGGCTGGTTGATCGGCGAGGGAGGCCTGGGCCGCCCTCGCCACGTAGACCGCCCGCCGGCGGCAAGGCTCAGATGGCGGGCACATACTCGACGATGACCTCCACCACGCCGGCGGTGGCGGCCGTGCCGGTCATAGACATCGAGAGGTAGATGTCGGTGTCGGACGCCACGAACGCCTTGCC